TGCCTGGAGCAGCCGGTTTACCAACCGCCAAACGAGAAGAACGATTTGATCGCACAATTTCTGGCGGCACGCAACGAAACGGATTACAACCCGCTCTCATACGGGTTACGGAGCGCCAATGCTTGAGTATGCAGTTGAACCACTAACGCCCGCCGTAATCGAGGAAATGGCCGAGCATCAACAGAAATACTGGGAAGAGACAGAGGCTCATTATAGGAAATTTCCCCTCAAGATGAAGTGGCATATCTTCCTGAAATCACAAGACGTAGGGGCATTGAGAATGGTTACTATCAGGGATGATGCGGTGCTAAAGGGTATGGGTCTATTGATCATCACAGAAGACCCGATCTGCGATTGCATCCTGGCTTCCATCGCGCTCATCTATGTTGTTCCTGAATATCGTAGGGGCAGGGTAGGGATTGAGTTGGCAAAGATGCTTTTGGATGAGGCACGACTCTCAGGAGCACAGCTAATAACCGCCCAAACATGTATCCACAACAATGTCCAGCGCATATTCGAATACCTTGGGTTTACAGATTATGGTAGATTGTTAATTAGAGAGGTGCAGTAATGCCACCATTGGTAATCGCCGCAGGAATTATGGCTGCTGCTACAGTTGGTGAGGGAATCTACGAGGCGGTGAGCAAGCCTTCCGCGCCCGTGGCTCCCACTCAGGCGCAAACCAACGAGCAGACGGCTCAGGCGGCTCAGGCATCGGCTTTGGCACAGGCTCAGGCATTGACACAGCGCCGGGGCATGGCAAGCACGATGCTGCAAAGTCCCATGACCAGCGGTAATGCTACAGTAGGGAAAGCGACTCTAGGGGGTTGAAATGGTTCTGGTATTCAAGAACGGCGAAGAGGAAATAGCGAGACACGAATCTCCGTACATCCCCAAAAAGGATGATGAGATCAAACTTGGCAAGCGCCATTTCATTGTCAGAAAGCTCGTGTACGAGTTTTACGGGTCAAATAACGCTCATCTGGCAGAAGTGTTCATGGATGAAATGGAGTCGTAGATGGCTTCTGTCGGTCTAGCCACGCCGTATATGGACTCCGGGGGATATGCACCCTCCCGGCTGAATGATCGTTCCGCCGACAATAGGGCGAAAGATGCCCAAAAATACTTACAAGTCCTTGCACAAGAAAGACTTCCGTGGGAGTGGATGATCGATCAACTTATTGCCTACGTGAATCATGGGCGTAGGTCTATACAAGATAAAGACTTATGGCCAGGACAACCTACCGGCCAAGAGATTTACGATGATTCCGCCATGCTGGCGTGCAGCAAGTTGGTTGATGGGATGGTAGGGTATCTCTGCCCTCGCAATCAGCGATGGTTTGCGCTGCAACTTCCCGGCGTACTGAATTTTCCACGAACTTCCCGGATGCGAAGCTGGACCGGAAAAAGCGTTGACTCCTATCCGGAGGTTCAGAAATGGATGCAGAATTCCCAAGACGTAATGGAATCAGCGTTTAACCGTTCTAATTTCTACGACATTAACACCGAGTTCATCCGTGATGATGCGTCAACCGGAACGGCTCATCTGATAATCGAGGAAGACGTGGCGGCGGCTAGGACCGTTTTCACTGTTCCTCATTTTCGGGAGTGCTATATAGCTGAAAACCGATTTGGGCAGGTCGATACAAATTATCGTGTCTACAAAATGACGCTCCGGCAGTTCGTTCAACAGTTCGGCATGGAAGCGATGAAGAGGGCGGACGATAACTTTGAGAAGGATTACGAGAGCAATATGCACTCGGAGCGCGAAGTTCTCCACGCGGTCTACCCCCGAAAAGATTACATGCCTGGGCGCATCGATGCGAAAGGGAAGAAATGGGCATCCGACTGGGTTTATCGAAAAGGCGGAAAGATACTCGAAGCATCAGAGGGCGGAGACATGGGAATCTCGATGCTACACGAGGGCGGCTACGACTCCATGCCCATTATAACGACGAGGTGGAGAAAGAATTCGGACGAACTCTACGGGCGGGGACCGGCGCACGACGCCTGGGTCGCCATTGCGTTAGCGAACCAGATGGGGAGAACCAACCTGATTACGGCCCAGAAGGCGGCTGAACCGCCCCTGGCTGCGTATGAGGATCAGCGCGGGAAGGTTCAGCGGGGGCCAAACGGAATAACATTTATCTCTCCGAATCGTGGTTCTATTCGGGACATCATGCCTCAGCCTCTTACGACTGGAGTCCAGAATCTTCCGTTCAACATCGAGTATCAGGGCAGGGTTGTACAGATCATTAATGAACATTTTCATTCCGACATCTTCACAATGCTGAGTCAAATCGGGCAAGAGAAGGGGATGGGAAGGCCGGTAACAGAGCAAATCTCTGAGATGCAGAGCGAGAAAGCGGCAGTTCTGGGAACCCGCATCGGCAACCTGCAATCGGAGGCTTTCAATCCCATAATTGCGCGGATGTTCGATATTGAGGCTCGCGCAGGACGCATTCCCGAACCGCCGCAAATTCTGTCTGAATCTATGCACGAAGGTATTAAGATTCAATACCTTGGGATGCTGGCGCAAGCTCAGAAACACGTTAGCGAAGTGCGTTCGATTCAGTCTGGTCTAGCTCTTGTTCAACAGGTTGCGCAGATCGACCCGCTAGTGCCTCACTATATCGACAGCGTAGACATACTCCGTCATGCGTGGGATGCGGTAAGTGCGCCAGCAACAGGGATTCTGAGTGACAAGGCCATTGCTCAAATTCGCCAGATGGCGGAAAAAGAGCGCGAGAAACAGCAGCAGATCGACAACGCGCCCAAGATTGCGAAGGCGGCGGCGCTGGCTGGCAAAGCGGCGGAACCGGACAGCCCTATGAGGACGATGATGGGCGGCGGTAAGGAGCCGGGAGAATGATCGACTACACTCCGCAAAAAGACGCCAGACAGATTGCCACAAAGGAAATGCGGCAGAATTATCGAAACGTGTTTGGTTCGGCTGAGGGGCATAAAGTTCTTGGGGATATACTCTCCTTGTGCCATTACGGGGTTCCATTAACCAACGACGTGGAGCGGATTGAGTACAATGTTGGTCTTGAGATTGCGCAGATGTGCGGGTCAGAAGAGGCGGCAGAGGCGTATGATTCATTTATGAAAGAACGCTATGCCGAAAAGGTTTAGTGATATGATGAGCGAAGTGGATTCCCTATTGGGAATTGTGGAGAGTTGAGATGGCAAATCCAAGTCCAACGTATAGCGGTGTGAACTTGCCGGGAGCGGATGCTCTGCGAATTCCTACGGAGCGATGCGGGTTTGTCGCCAAGCCCACGCAAACACAACCGGCAGTAGACACATTCGGCGAACTCGACCTCGGCGGGATGGGCGCAAGCACCATCACGCTCAATGCGCAACAGGCTGGGGCATCTCTTATCACCCTGACTCCAACTGGGAATGTGATTCTTGTGTTCCCCACGTGCCAGCCTGGGGCCTCGGTGTTCGTCCAAAACCTGGGCGGGGCCTCCGTAACCGTCACTTGCGAAGTGAATGGCAACACGACCAACACCGCTGTTGTCACCTACGGCAAGATGGGAACGGTAGTGCATACGGGGACCAACGGCGGAATGTATTTGGCAGGTTTGACGTAAAGAGTTTGGTTTTTCACAATTCGGGTCCGTTGAGAGTCCGGCGGGATTCAAAGCGGCGCAAGCAAGACCATGACGGCTATATGGAGCCATATCTCCTGTAGCCGTCATTTTTTTGGCCCGTACTTTTTTGAAGGAGTAGTAAATGCCAGAAGCAGCAGTTGTCGAACAACCGGTAACGGAAAACTCGACGGGCAACCAGCCGCAGGAAAGTCTGGGATGGCGGTCGGCGATATCTCCCGATCTTCAAAAGAATGAGGTTTTGACACCGTACAAGAATGTGAACGATCTCGCGAAAGTGCACATCGAGACGGTGAAAAAGGCCAAAGACTTAGAGGAAAGAGTAGGTAACTCGATCCCCAAACTGGGCGAGAATGCGACGCAGGAAGAGCGCGATAAGTTCTATACCTCACTCGGACGGCCCGAAAAGCCGGAAGGTTATGAGCTAGACCCCGATAAGAAGAATGCGCCTGAGTGGAACAAGTATTGGGAGGACACCCTGTTTTCCGAAGGTATTCCCAAGAAAACCGCTCAAGCTCTTCAATCGAAGTTGAATGCTCAGTTGACCTCAATGGTGGAAGCGCACAACGCCAAGATTCTCGCAGAGAACACCAAGGCGGCTGAAACCCTGAAAACCGAGTTGGGCGACAAATATGATGCGAGTGTAGTGCTCGTGTCGCGGCTATGGAAGGAATGGGGAAAAACAGAAGTCGAATTCGATAAGGCGTTTGCAACTGAAAGCAGCGCCAACCGAACTACGATGATGCGCTTCCTGTTGAACGTGG